CATCTATACCGTTCAGTGTGACTATCAATAATCCATCTAATCTTGATAATGTATATGTTGGATTTTCGTTCTGTACACCTATCTCTACAACAAACACCGCTACTGCTTCTGCTTTTGTTTATAACTTTCATACAGACGGTGTAAGAAATAATACAACAGTTGAGACTATTACGTCGTTACCTTTGACTTAATTAATACACTTAGTAAATAAGTGTATGAGAAAGCTCACTATAGGTATGTGTACATACGACGATTATGATGGTGTTTATTTTACCATTCAGTCTATTAGAATGTATCATAGTGAGGTGCTAGATGAAATCGAATTTGTTATAGTTGATAACAATCCATCAAGTAAGCATGGTGAGAGTCTAGCACAGTTTATAAAGAGTGTAGATGAACCACTTCAGTATATACCGTTTACAGATTACACATCAACATCACTGCGAAACATTATATTCGAAAAAGCTAATACTCCATACGTTTTGTGTGTTGATTGTCATGTATTACTTGAAGCTGGTAGCATTAAAAAGCTGGTAGAGTTCTACGACAACTCTAAGTCTACAGGGTTGTATCATGGACCTTTATTATACGACAATCTAGAGAGCATTAGCACACACTTCAATTTAACGTGGAGTAGTTATATGTGGGGGCAGTGGGGCACAGATTCACGAGGTGAAGATAAAGACAGTGAACCGTTTGATATACCTGCGCAAGGGTGTGGATTATTTACTTGTAGGAAAGATTCGTGGTTAGGATTCAACCCTAACTTCCGTGGCTTTGGTGGTGAAGAAGGTTATATTCACGAGAAGTATCGCAAACATAATAGAGAGGTTAAATGCTTACCGTTTTTACGTTGGTTACACAGATTTCAAAGACCTAATGGTATACCTTATACCAACACATATAACGATAGATATCGCAACTATCTTATAGGCGCTATCGAACTTAGCTTAGATACAGACGCTATTGAAGATGTATTTGAATCTGTATTATCTGAAGATACTCGAGAACGTATAAAAGATGAGATAGTTAAAATCTTCGATACACCTAAGTCGAAATGTAAATGTAAGTCTTAAATCCTACCCATTTCTTGCTCTACTGTAAGATCATGAAGCATTGAATGATATCGCTCGTCAATATACTTCTTAAATGCTAATGGCTGAACCCATTTATCATCATCCAAACTTATACCAAGAATACATGACTGCTTTGTTACCTCTTCTATCCCCTCAATCAAGCATGCCCATCGGGTCATCTCTTGCAAAGTCATTTCATGCGTTTTACCGTTTTTCAGCTTAAATTGTACGTTCTTCACTATACACTATAATATCACTGTTCCTTTGATTTAAGGAAGTTGTAAGCATTTTCAATGTTTAGCGGCTCTGTAACAAGTACAGGCTCATACGACAAATCAACTCTGAACTTACTGCTACACTTAGTACACACAAACTCATTATTGATGCCGAAAAATATAGGTGATTTCGAAACAATATGTGAGCATGGACATGCAATTTCAACAGTCTGTAGATCAATTATCTGCTGAACTTCATTAGTATCAGCCTGCTCAACTTTAGGTGTTCTGAAGAACGCAATGCCATATGATGCAATAAACTGTACAATTATAGTCGCAATAAATCCTTGCCAAAAGCCAATGAAGTTTGCTAAAACAAAACCTACACCAGCGCTTATAGCAAACACAATTCCTAGAGAGACTGTTATCAATTTAAGCATACCCAATTGTAATCTATAGGTTCAATTTATCAAGCTGTTCCGGGATATCCATCAGAACTTCTTTTCCAATATTTTCTATTATGCCGTTAATAGCTGCTAATGCTTGTCTGTTTACTTTAGGTTGTAATGATGTCTTCTCAATAGCTTTACGCATCATTGAAAGCTTTTCATAAATATCGCTTAAAAGTTCCATTGAACTGTCTAATGTAAAAGGCTGTATTGGTGGTGCCTTTTGCATCTTCTCTTCTTCTTTATAACGATCGATCTGGGTACCGACATCCATATCAAGCTTTGGCGCGGAACTACTAAAAGTGGTTTTGTATGGAGAATCCATTATAATTATTTATTGCTAGAATAAATAATAGTATGACAAAATTTGAGAAGAGATTCTTTCACGTCTTACACGAGCAAGATGAAGATAGAGCAGCTATGCTTTCTACATTAGATCAGGATACTAACCCTGATGACTTCAATGTAAATACCGCTGCACCAGCAGACTCTGCAAACACTGCAGTTTCTCAAGCTATTACTGATCGAAATAATCAGATGGTTCAACAAATAAAGGAATGGATCTCTGAAATGGAGCAATTCCGTGATATGTTGAATGGTACTGAAAACTCAATGCAAACAGCTCTTGCTTCTGCTGAGCCTGACACAATCTTTGATAAGATGAAGGGTTCTGAACAAAGAAAGATTGCCCGTGTTGCTACTGAACTTGCTGCTCTTACTGAAACATTTAAGGGTTACTTGTCACAAGCAGGTGATGCATCTCTCAAGTACGTATAACACGCTTTATATTAGCTAATCTCAAAACACCTTCAATTCCGTTGAAGGTGTTTTTTTGTATAAAGTGATGAGGTATTTCATCAATATTACACTTCATACAAATGTCATTAAAGTCTTTGAATTGCTTGCCAAACTTCTCTGGCCATATGAACACACTATGACCGTCCTTGAGTAGAATTTCTGACTTAATGAGTGATGTATTGTCAATCCATTGACTATCTAAGACCCAAATCTTGTTATACCATTTCAGCGTAGTATCAATTTGCGCTTGTTGTCTTAGTGTAAACGTATTATTACCCTTATCACTAATACCTGCAACGGCGACACTATTCTTCGTAAAGAATGCATTTACTGGACCTTCGAATATAAAGACAGTATCGTAATCAGAGCTAACCTGATTGATGTTAAATAGTGTCTTTTCAGCGTTAATCTTCGATATATACTTTGGCTTGGTTCTGAGGTCTTTTTCTAAAAAGCCGCGTGTCTGGTAGAACGCTATACCGTCTTTCTCATCCACGAACGGTATAACAAGCCTGTTCTTATGGTTGAAATCCGTAAGAGAGATATACAGATTTCTAGGTCTATTGACAGCAGTGTCTAGTCGACGTTTCTTAATTAACTCAAGACACTGTTGTACAACTACATTATCCTTATAGAACTTTAGCTGCATACTATCAGACAGATTAATACTGTCTTTCGGCAAAGTACTAGACTGTACTAGCTTCGGTACTTCTTCCTTGTCTGTAAAGGTAATTTCTTCGTAACCATAATCTTTTACCTCTTCGATAATATCGATGTTATCACACCTCGATACTTCTTTTATCCACTTGAACGGTTTGCTTGACCAACCGCAATTATGACAGAAGATAATATCCTTTGCAGGTATATAGAAGCACCTTCTCTTCTTACCTAGAGACTTGCCTTCCTTGCATATACAACAACCACCTTGGTATGTGTTATTATACCTATTATGCTTTGGTTGATGTATATACTGGAAAAACTTTGATACGATATAGTCTTCCGGTAGTGTGATCATTCAAAAAGTGATCTTAGCTTATGTTTTACGAAAAACAAGTTAAACCAATTATCTTTCTTACTCAGAATATTATTGAGCTTATGCTCAATACACAGCTGGATAAAAGTCTGGTAGTTAGGTAGTAGTGAACTAACATCACTTAACTGCTTGTCAAGCCATACACGTTCTGACTCACAACTAACATCTTTGTATCTATCTAGTCTAAAGAGCTCGTAATTTCGAGTGTAAATCTCAAGCTGTTCTTCCGTCAAAATAATTTTCTTGTCTAAGAATGCTTGAACCTTTTTCTTACCGAATCTAGGAATACCGGGCACGTTATCAGACTTATCTCCTTGCAGACACTTAATGAAGATAAACTCTTCTTTAGAGCATTTTGCTACTTCTTGAAAGTTATCAAGTGTACAATATACCTTTGTAATAGGGCTAAATAGAGTTACCCGATCATCAACAAGCTGTAAGAAGTCTTTGTCTACAGATACAATAACACTCTTACCTTCTAGCGTATCGCACAGATACGATACACAATCATCAGCTTCTAGCTTTTCAGGGTAAATAGATGGTATACCAAGACACTCTAGAAACTGCTTAATTGTAGAATTGTTCTGATGAGGTGTTGTATCACCAGAACGATTACCCTTATAATCACTATAGATGGTCTTACGCTCGTTTACCTGATAATTAGGCTTTTCATCCCAACACACATATATTGTATCTGGCTTAAACTTATCTACATAACTCTTAATTGCGTTAAGAGTAAAATAAGTATGAAAGCTATTCAGTTTTTCCAAGTCATCACCTGCAGCATTTTTAGCTGTCCAGAACGTCCGGTGAATTAGGTTGTTGCCGTCTAAGATTAGATTTTTCATTGGTTTTGTATTGCTCTGCAGCTGTGCTTACAACGTACTGTGGTACTCGCTCAACAAACTTGATTATACCTTTGTTCCTTGCATTTTCAAATATTAGCTTTGAAACTTCCCTATTTTCCATTTTAGGGATAGACAGAAACTGATGCATATCTTTAGCGGTCTTAAGATATATTAAGATCTCACCAGCGTATGTACCTGTGTGCACGGCGTAACTATCACCGTGCACCAATCCAATCTTAAACATAATTAAGCTTCAGGCTGTATTTGAGGAACACCTTTCTCAATTAACGCAGTAACAATAACTTCCATTGATGAAGTCTTGATAGAGAAGTTACGAGGGAATAGACGAGCACCATCATTGAACTCAAACATCTTTTCACTCTTATAATCTCTATTTTCGTAGCAAGTAACGTAGATAGAAGTATTGCCTGGATCTACCAAGATAGTCCATTTACGTGGATCAGATTCTGCGTACTTGTCATACATCTTCCATGTAGTAAATCCACAATCCTTCAATCTCTTTACAAAATACGATAGTGTAGTTATTTTATTCTTTATCATTGCGTTAGTGTAGTTATTATATACTTTAATTTAGTGCTACTATTACAAATATCAACGATATTAACACCTACATTTGTATTGATACCGAAATGAATCACATCATCAATGCAATGTAGTAGTCTTACGTTGTCTAAGTTAAGGATAACAGGGTCTAACTCAAAATCAACTGTACCCAATGTTAAAGAGTACATGTCAGTATTGTGCTTCGATCTATCTGTTAACTCAGCTCTTAGATCGGTGCCATCTGTAAACAGATAGACCTTGTTTGTATCGGTAGCAAACGAACTACCTTTGATAATGCTCGTCAATACTTGCTTTGTGAACTTGAAATTCACATCACACTTGAGCTCCATTACCTTATTCACGTTGATCGCTGGTTTGCTAAGATAACCATCATCGAAGAGGTGATACTTAAACTTGACACCAGAACCCTTGTATTCAATGCTGTTGTTATTAAGAGTAAACTCAATACTTTCTGTATTGATATTATCAACCACTCTCATCAACTTGTTGATATCCGGTATATTAAGTGTAGCATTTATAGTGCTTGATACATTATTAATCTCACCGTAGAGAATTAGATTTTGATCCGGAGACGCTACCAAAGAAGTGAGCGTACCACTGTCTGATACGCTCACTATAGCTGAATTATTTATCTTTGAAATAGCGTCTAAAAACCGCAACCAGTCAATCCTTGATTGTATTTTTAGCTTTTGATTTGACATTACTTTCTTTAAGTATAACTGCTATCTTAGTTAAATTCAAATTAATTTCCTTCAATTGTTCTAATATTTCCTCGTTACCTAAGAACGCTCCAATTGGTTGAGATGCAGGTGGCTCTCTAAATACGAGCTCCAACTGCGTCTCAGCCTGAGGCGCTTCAACCTGAGGTAGTGGAGCAAATTGTGGTTGCTCGACCATCTGAGGTGGCTGATATTGAGGAGCATTTTGCGCAAACGGTACTGTTGGCATTTGTAACGCCTGCGCAAAATGTTGTTGAATATTATTACTAACAGGCTGTAGGAATTGAGACTGACCAACAATCATCTGGTCAGTTTGCTTTGCTTGAGCATGTGTAGTGCCTAAGAACTGCAATAACGCAGCTTTTTCTTGATCAGTCATTTGCATCTTACAGGTCCTTTAGTAGTTCATCAATGTCATCATCGATAGAAGTCTCATCTACCGAAACGGGTGCTGCAGCACTAGTCGCAGCTGGCTGCCACGGAGCAGATTCAGTCTTCATAACTGGAGCTTCTGCAGCCGATTGATCGTTCCCAGTCTTACAAAGATAATGTTCATCGAACATCTTCTTAAGTTCATCATACGACTTCAAGCTATAAACCTTGGTAAGATCGAATGCCTTGCCATAGATTTCATTCTGCTCTGCTTCAGAAAGCTTAAGCTTACCTGACGCAGTAAAGCGAGATGAAACATATGTAGGGAAATCACCTTGATTTTCACACTTAATCTTGAAGTTGACACCATCTGGACCTAGATCAAAGATACGAGCGCCGAATTCTTCAGCATCTTCACCTTCAATAGCTTCAAGAATAATCTTCTGAACTTGTTTGCCATAGCGAAGGATCTTCACCTTACCGTTGTTATCTGGGTTAGTTGGATCGTCAATAACGTAGACGTTAACGAGAAACTTATTAAGGCGTCTAATAGCCTTAACCTTTTCCTTTTCTTCTTCACTACCCATGCGAAGAATCTTGAATCTTTCTTCTGCAATCGGATCTCTTTCACCAAATGTCATAGGTGAAAGCGCTTGAACGTACTGACCTGTTGCAAACGAAACCCAGCCATGATTGAAGTATTCAAAGAAAGTATTCTTTGGATCAGCTGGTAGTGGTAACAGTCTTACTGTGTAAGTGTTACCAGGGGTTGTTTTAAGAACTTCAGTGTAGGTATTATTACCTCCAGATTCATTCTTGTTTAGTGCATCCTTAATGGATTGAAACATCGACATATTGTATTGACTCATATTATTTTAGTTTATTTGTTTTGTTTATTGTATTTGTTGTTTTTTATTTTGCAATAATTTATTTTCAATTATTGCAAAAGCTTTTCGAATCACATGTTTTAATTTAGATGATTTCTGGAAATTTATTCTTGTATTATTTAGTATATCTGTAAAATCTTTTATTATGAAGTTGAGTATATCCACCTCCACTCTATTTATGCTTTTTTCGCAATTTAGACCATGTATTGTGTAAAAATTAATTCTATGATCTTTCAAATGTTGCAACAAATCAGGTACTGAACCTGATGTATAAGTCTTATATTCTTCAAGTGTAAGATTGTTATCCACACAGAATTTGTAGATAAAAGAACAAGCTGCTTTACATTCGTTTATTGTATCGTCATTATCTGGATCCTGCGTTTCTTTTTGTCTTTGATATAGAGAGAAACATTTGATAGCTTTTACAGTAGTAAAGTATTGAAGATCAAAATAACCTACTGGGCCGTAATACTTGTACGGCGCCATAAAGTATTCGCTCATATTTATATACGGATACTTGTTAAAAAATGCGTGTAACTTCTTAAGAAGAATATACGAAGCGTCGTCAAACTTCGAGAAGTCTTTTCTTAGAGTAAACGGCTTATTTTGAGCTCGGCGGCCTGATACAATAAAGGTATTCCAAATTTGTTTCTCAGTTTCTGTCAATGACATACACGGCGTCTGTTGATGTACTTTGTGACGTACTTACTCTTCGTTATCGTAGGATCGTACTCTAAGAACAGTTTAACGATATCTTGATCAGAATCCACTCCTAAAAGGGTTTTTAGTAATTCTTTTAGCTTGGAGTCTTCTAGTGTCAAAATAAACACATTTTGAAAGGATAATTTCTTACCTTTGAGAAGAGTGCAGTAAGAACAAAATGAAAGCAAAATATGCTCACTTTCTCTATCTATAATACTTTGTGATGGGCTTACGCAGACGTTAGTGTACATATGTGAGTGTTTTTGTAAAGTTTAAGAATTTTTCAGTAATCTTGCCACCAGCAGCGTACTGATGACCACCACCTTCACACAATAATTCTGCTAACTTAGCTAAATTAATGTCACAAGTATCTTTATTCTTTCTTATAGAAATAGTTTGTGTGTTAAGCATTACTATAAAGACAATATCTGCTTTGAACTTCTTTAGAGCTTGGTGCGCAACTTCATTTATACCAAAGTCTGCAGTACAACTAATCACCTTAAACCCTTTGAGAGTGCCTGAGTAATATTCTGCTCTTTCGAGCTGATCTTTAAGCTTATTGAAGTATAGCTTAATAGCATTTTGCTCTTGAATATTAAATGGTTGAAATCCTTCTTCATACCTGCTGATAAACTTATCAACCTTTGGTTTGTTAAAGCTATGATATACAGCATTTAGCTTTAGAGTTTCGCTAAACTTTAATTGATAAGAGTCATAATCATTTACAATATCAAATAGTGACTGCAATTCAGTGCTAATGTTAGATAGAACTTTACTAAAGCGCTCTTGTATTAATTTAACACACGATGGATATGTCTTAATACATACAGAAGCTGTTTTGTATCTGTCTTTTACTTCTAAGTGAGATGCGTGATGGTCTATAATAACAACTTTCTTTCTGTCCGCGTAAGGTATTAGCTCATCTGGTACAAACAAGTCAGTGATAAAGATTAAATCGTATTGATCGTAATTAGCATCAATCCATGCCTTAAAATAACCAATTAACTCGTAGTCGCTTACTTCTCTAATATAAATTTCTTCAGCTTTATTTTTATAGACGTGTCTAAGTGCTAGAGCAGAGCATGCTCCATCCAAATCATTATCTGTCCATATAGCAATCTTCACATGTGTATTTATACGGGTTCAAAAAGTAATCAACCTTTACTTAAGAATTCCAATGATGAGAAAGAACTATCATCAGAATCAAAATCCACATCTTCTGACTGTGTAATTGTTAGAGTAGTATAGTCAATACTCATAGCTTGTGTATGGCCTCTAGGACCATATCGATTTTTCATCATACCAAGTCTAATGATATTAAGCTCTCTATCTTCTTCATTCTGGAAAATAGATACAATAACGTCAGCTGTAGCAGCAAGACCAACACTCTCAGAAATAGTAGCCAAATCAGGATTATCACTACCGAAGCCGCTTCGATTTAACTGAGTAGCTGAAATAAATGGGCAGTTAAAGACATAGCTCATCGCTCGAACTTGCTCAGTAACGTTTTTTACACGTTCATATGAGTTAGTACCAATAGGTGAATGGATCAAGTTAAGATAGTCAACAACTACAGCATCAATCTTAATTCCTTGATCTGTAATTTTCTTGATGAATGCCTTGAGCTGATTCGGTGTAATTGTGCTTGGAGGAAACTCCTTAATGAACAACTGACCTTTACCTTGAGATTCTCGTTCTCTAACAGCTTGTCTAAGAGCGTGAGTATTGAAATTCAGATCCTTCAATGGTATCTTACTTACATTAGAACAAATACGCTTAGCGTATAGCAACTCAGACATTTCTAGAGTTATAAGCAATACATTCTTACCTTGGTCTGCAATATTAGCAGCGATATTACCTAGGAAGATAGATTTACCAATGTTAGTCTCACCTGCAAATACATAGAGAGCTCTACCATTCTCCATGAAGCCACCATTCAGAGCTGTATCCAGCCACTCCCATTTACTCGGAATACTCTTCTGAACATTAGTCAAATCATCAATAAGAATCTCAATGTCTCTATGCAAGTTAAATCCTAAATCAGTAACAAGATTAATGTTACAGGATTTTTCGAACTTATCTAACATCTTAGCTGTATCGATACTACCTTTAGACAAATCGCTAGCCATCTCGAGCATCGTTACATACACAGCTTTCTCTTTTAGAAACCGTTCTGTATTTTCGTATAGTTCTTCCTTGTCGATATTCTTATCGATATCAGAGAACGAGTTGACTAATTGCTTGAAAGAATTACGTAACTCTTCTGTAGTTAGATAAGTCTTTACTTCTGTGAGTGTTGGTAGCTTACCACGTCTATCACTAAACTCTGATATAATATTGAATACAGATGCAATATTTTTATCTTTGAAGTACGTAGGCTTAACGTGATCAACAATCGTCGTTAGATACGTAGAATCAAAAAGTGCTTTATAACAAAGCACTTTTTCAAAATAATCAAGATTTAATTCACTCACGTTTTTATTATAGCTTACCTTTCCATTTGCTCAAGAACCATTCTTGACCCTTTAGAAACTCCGGAGTAAATTCTCTAAGCCCAGGTGAATTATGTGTAATTAGAATATCCGAAACTCCAATCTTGAACCCAGCTTGATGACATTGCAGACTATAATCTAGATCGTAGAAGTGGAACCCTGCTGGATTGCTTTCATCAAATCTAATTTGTTCGAACACTCTTCGATGAATAGCCATAAAGACGCCATCAATTAGAACTACTCGCTTTGGATATGGTCCAAACGACGTCATATGCTTCTGCTCTGCATTTCCATGAGCTACAGCTCCGTGTAGCTTACCACCTTCAAATCCTCCACCCATAATATGCCAAAGCGCAGGTTCTTGCAACTTACATACAGTAGTGCCTGCTACCCCAACGATATCAAAATCACTTCGGAGAATATCTGGTAGCTTGTATGGTATATCAGATTCAATAATTACATCGTCATGACATATGACTAGATAATCTTTTTTACCTTTAATAGCCATGTCGATAGCTTTGTTGTATACAACAGGTAGTGGCTTTGTATTATTTTCTGCAAAGAAGAACTTATTATAGCTCGATGCGTTTTTAAATAAAAGAGTATCTTTCTTAGATCCCTTCGTAGCGGAGAAGTAGAATGTTTTTAGTATTGACATATTAAATGAATAGGAATGGTGATTTTGTTTTAAATTCGTTAACCTTCTCCCACCGACTGTTATCTACAAGCATCATGATATCGCCTTCTGGAAGCTCTTTATAGCCTTCACCAGGTAATGTAGAACAGTCACCTACATCATTATAATGTAGGATGGATCCTTGTCTTGCTATATAAACGTCGTTACAGTCAGTATCCACAATACATAATGCAAAGGTTCCTTCGAGAAGCTCTAAGACTTGCTTGATAATTACATGTCCAGGACATTCACCTGAACACTCCTCTGTCATATACTGTAGCAAATCAGGTATCACGGATGTATCAACAGTATTAACGTCCCAGTTAGCGTAATCTCGTTTTAATGCGTCACTATTAGTGATTACACCATTGTGTACTACAGACCATGA